CTGGTTGGGATGGGGATTCGTGGACGGGCATACTGGATGAGGCAGGCGGAAGCGGTACGCCGCCGATGGATTGCCACCATCGCGCAGGGGGTTGGGATAGGGATGGCGTCTCCGCAGGATCGGGAGAAGGCAATGGATAGTCTGGAATTCAGCGTATCCGTTGGGGATGCCAGGAAGCGTCATTCACAAGCAACATGGGATATGCTTTACCTGATGGGGGAGGGTCGGAGTGTTTAACGCGGGGTCGGTGCAGGGCTATTTGCGGTTGAACACCACGGGATGGACTACGGGGATGGGACGCGCCAATGCGTCCCTCTCCGGCCTCTCCACGTCCATGATGCGGTTCGGGGCGTTGTCCGCGGGGAGCATCATCCTCATTGAGCGGGAATTTGGCCGGTTTGACAAGGCCATTCGCCATGCCACTTCGGTAACGGATACAACGGAACGGCAATTCCGTGAGATGGCGGAGATGGCGTTGGACGCCTCTGTCCAATGGAACAAGATGGCGACCGATACCGCGCAGGCGTTCTACTATCTCGGTTCCGCCGGTTTGACCGCCACGGAACAGATGCAGGCGTTCAACGGCACCATCATGCTTTCACGGGCGATGGGAAGCGAACTTGAAGAGACGGTACAAGGCCTGATTGATGTCGTGAAGGCATTTGGACTGCAATTCTCCGACACGCAGGCCATTGCGGATCAGTTAACCAAAACGGTGATCAGTGCGAATCTGCATTTTGGCGACCTCGACCATGCGCTCGCGTATGTCGCATCCACGGCCCGGCTTACCAATAATACGCTTGCGGAAACCAATGCCATGCTCGGTATCATGGCGAATGCGGGTATACGTGGGAGCATGGCCGGTACGACTCTCCGCAGGGCCATGACCAATCTCATGTCACCCACCGGCGAGATGTCGGAATTGATCTACGAGTTGGGATTGCATGTATATGATTCGATGGGCAGGATGCGGCCATTCATTGAGATCATGGGTGAGATCGGCGACAAGATACGCACTTTGCCGGAAAGCTACCGGAATATGATATTCGAGGTATTGTTTGGGCGCAGGGCCATTGCCGGGCAGATTACCTTGTTCAATTACGGGTCAAAAGCACTCCGCCAATACGCGGATGAGATAGCGAATTCCGGAGGAATGACGGAGAAAGTAGCCAAGAAGCAAATGAAGTCCTTCCTCGACGTTATGGGGCAACTGTGGCAGGATATACGGAGGACGGCGATCACACTTGGGGAACAGATGGCTCCGGCATTGGAGCGTGTGTCCGCGCGGCTGCGGGAACAAATAGGGACATTCCGGGAATACATCACGGCCAATAGCGGAGCGGTATTGGAAACCATGAAGTGGTTGACGCTCATAGGCGGCGCATCCCTCATATTCCCGCCGATCATCTTGGTATTGGCCGCGCTCACCCGGCAATTCGTGGGGCTTACGTCCGCCATCCTGAATACGGCGGTGGCATTGGTGAAATTCGGGTGGGGGTCGCAGGTCATGCTCCCATTCCTGACCATCCTTACCACCATCTACACGATCAGGGCGCTGTTGCAGAAGGAAGGATTGTGGAGTGGGGTGGTGGAGTCGTTGATGGGGGTGTGGGATGAGGTTATAGCCGGTACGCAGGATCGGTTCAAGACATTGGAGTGGTTGTGGTATCGGTTTGCCCAACGGGTAGCCGATTACGCCAGCGCGGTGAGCTATGATAAGCTGCATGGCGGGACGGAGGGCATGAGTGCGTTCCTGTCCGGATGGAATGATGAGCGGACTACCGCCGAGATGGAACGATTCAGCAAGGCGTATAACGCGGCGGAACAGCAAACGATGGACGCCATGAAGAAATCATGGAAGGACGACGTGGTTCCGGCGGCAAAGGAAATCGGGGATGCGTTGTCCAATGCAATGGATGCCGTAGGGGAGTCCATGCGTAAAGACTTCGCAAACCTCATCCCCATCGTGCAGGAGGGCATGGAGAAGATACTGCCGGCATCGGTGGCGGGGGAGATGAAGAAAGCGCAGGCGCGCATCGCGCAGATCGTGGATACCGTGCGGGACATGGTGAGGATATTTCGCACGGAACCATCCACGATATTCGGTTACTTCAAGACCACCGGACTCATTGAGTTTGACCAGAAGATGAAGGAATTGCGGAAACGGTGGTTCGAGGCGGCGCAGGCGGCGGAAACGTATGGACAGGAAGCCGGGCCGATAAGAGCGGCGTGGAGTGGCGCCCTCACGGAGATGTTTTCCGGCTCCCTTGACAGCATACGGACATGGAAGGATGCCTTCGTGGATACACTCAAGGAGGTCCACTCCTCTTGGGAAACCACATTCTCGGATTTGCTGAACGGTACGTATGCCGACGCGATCACCCTCAAGAACATCTTCGAGGATATGTTTCTGTCCATCCTGACCGCCTTCAACAACATGGTCGCGCAGATAGCGGCGGAAAACCTGCTGTACAAAATATTTGGTGGGGATACGACCCGTACGTATGGGATGTCCAACCTGTCCACTTTGCTCAAATCCCTCCTCTCCGGAGAACAATCGGGGAGCTATTCGGGATCGGTGACGGATACCTCATGGTATTCCCCATCCTCATACGATGATTGGGCCGCAGGTGCAGGAACGCAGAAGTTGGCGGTAGCCATCAATGTGGAGAACACTGGCACCGCGGTCTCGTTACGGCAGACCAGCCAATACTTCAATGGCCGGCAGTACGTTATCAACGCCGTGATGGAAGAATACAACGCCAATCCGAGCTTCCGAAACGCTCTGGGGAAATAACGCATGGACACCTTCCCGACCTTATACCGCCACGGCACCGTGAAGCATACCCCGGTCGTGGGGGAATTGCAGGAGGAATTGGCATTCGATCCCACGATCAGAAGCCAGTCTGAGGGGGGCTACGTCACGTCACGGGCGCGATTCACGCGGCGCCCACGTAAATGGACGGTGCGGTATACGTGGATGTCACGGGCCAACAAGAACAGCGTACGGGTATTTGAGGATGCACAGGGAGCGGGAGCGGAATACTTTACGTGGACAAACCCATCGGATAACATAATCTACGTGGTCAGGTTCACCGGGCCGGTGAAGTATACGCCGGAGGAGAACTCTGACTACTTGTGGTGGCAGGTGGAATTCACCATGGAGCAGGTATGAATCAGGCGTATACGGACGAGGCCAACCTCATCTCGTCATCCGGGGCATGGCTCTGGCTTATCGAGATCGCGCTTTCCGGGTACTCGACGCTCCGGTATGCCAACAACAATATCAGCGTGGTATGGCCCACAGTGGGGGGTGAAACCTATAGCCGCATCTCCTTGTCAATGGATGATGTGGCGGTGTCCACGGACGGATCATTCCCCGAATATACCTTGGCGTTGGGGGAGGTGGATGTCAACGGGGCATTGCGGACGCGGATCAGGGAAACGAATGGGTTGGTGGGGGCCACATTGCGGCTCATGGTGGTACATTCCGCCCATCTCGACCTGACAACGCCCGCCGTGGACGAACTGGCGGAGGTGCTCCGGTGTGACGTCACGGCAGACGCGGTGGCATTGCATATCGGGATACCGAGTCTCCTCAATCAGCGGTTTCCGCGGGACAGGTATGTGCCGGGATATTGCCGTCACAAATTCAAGGGGGCGTTGTGCCAATATACCGGGGATATGGCCGCCTGCAACCACTCGCTGGAGGAATGCCGCGAACGCAACAACTCACAGAATTTCGGGGGAAGTCCCGGTATCGTGGGAGGCGTGTATGGATAAGGTGAGGGATTTGGTGGGGAGGCCGTTCGTGGCGCGGGGCAGGCACCCGGTAACGGGAATGGATTGTTGGGGGTTGGTGCGGGAGGTGTATAGGCGGTATGGCATGGAAGTGCCGGACTTCTCCATAGCCCCGAATGCATTCCACGCCGTGGACATGACGATGCGGAAGGAAGCAGGGCGGACGAACTGGGTACGGGTGGAGGAGCCAAAGGAAACGGACGCGCCATTGGTGGTGCTGATGCGCCTCCATCCGGGATTGGTGACCCACGCGGGGGTGTGGATTGGGCATGGCCGGATAATCCATGCTCTGGAGGGCGCGGGCGTCGTGGTGTCAAGGGTAGGGATGTTGAAAAGCCGAATAGTGGGGTATTACCGATATGGTGCGAATAACTAACATCCTCAACCCACTCACCGGGATGGCCTCCACGCTGGAGTATCCGTGGCGGAAGGGGAAAACACTTGCCGCGTACATAGGGTACGACGGGGAATGCATCGTATCTTGTGGCGGGGAGCACGTAGACAAGCCGGTATCTGAGATCATCCCCGCCCGGAAGGAAGAATACGTTGTGTTGGCGATACCACAGGGTGGTGATCGGCAATTATGGCGTGTCCTCGGGTATGCGGCCATGTTCGTTGCGGCTTTCACGATGCCCTACGGCGGACTCATCGCATGGGCAGGCGGCAACCTCATCACATGGTTCCTCCAAGACAAGCAGGCCAAGGCGCAGGCGGCCTCCACCTCCTATACGTGGAAGCACACGAGCAGCTCCACGGCGGCGGAGAACACCGGGATGCCGGTGGTGTACGGTACGGCGCGCGTGCGCCCGGTATTAAAGAACCGATATATCACCGTAGAGGGGGACAAGCAACGATTGTACGCGCTCTACGGGTTGGCGGCGCACAAAGTTGACG